GTTTGATTCCATGCTGGTGCTTAATGGCCCTCAAGGTGTGGGTAAAAGCACCCTGATAGCCAAGCTGGGTGGTGAATGGTTCTCAGACAGTCTCTCACTTTCAGACACCAAAGACAAGACAGCAGCTGAAAAGCTGCAGGGATATTGGATACTGGAGATTGGAGAGCTTGCAGGGTTGAAGAAGGCTGAATTAGAAACACTCCGCAGTTTCCTTTCCCGGCAAAACGATATCTACCGAGCAAGTTTCGGACGCCGGGCAACACCGCACCTGCGACAGTGTGTTTTCTTCGGAACCACCAATGCCGAGAAAGGATATCTTAGAGACACTACCGGCAACCGCCGCTTCTGGCCGGTAAAAACACCTGGCAATGGTACAAAGAAGTCTTGGCAGCTTACTCAAAGTGAAGTCTTGCAGATATGGGCAGAGGCTCTTACGTATGTGAAGGCAGGAGAAAAGCTATACCTAGATCCCGGCCTTGAAAAACTTGCTAAAGAGGAACAGCGCGAAGCGATGGAATCTGATGAGCGCGAAGGCCTCGTACGTGATTATCTAGATATGCTCCTACCGGAAGATTGGGACACGATGGACTTATATGAGCGCAGGGCTTATATAAATGGCACGGAATTTGGAGAAAGCCGAAAAGTAGGCGTCCGCAGACGCACCTCAGTCTCCAACCTTGAGATTTGGTGTGAGTGTTTTGGTAAAGACCGTGCCAATTGTAAACGCATGGACAGCAACGAGATCTCTGCAATTATGTCGGGAATTGGAGGATGGAAGATAGCACCGAAAAAGGAGCGCATCCCGTTATATGGCCCGCAATGGGTGTATGTCCGCACTGCTGTTCCTGACTCTGTTCCAAGAGAGCGTTCTTTGGAACATGTGTGAAGTCAGGAACAAAAAATTATGTTCCCATGTGCCAAAAACGAACTTTTGGAACACTTCATTGGAACAGGCGCCAGCCCCTTTATTAGTGCGGTTCTTTATGACCAGTGTTCCATTGTTCCAATGATTACTATTAATAATGATAGTAAAGAAAAAGGGCTATATATTGCATAAAAACACGCATATACGCGCGTATAGAGATTTTTTGGATTTTTGGAACACATGGAGGTACTCATGAGAGAGAAATATATCGAGCAAAAATTGATTAAAGCAGTCAAAGCAACTGGAGGCCTAGCTTTAAAATTTATATCTCCCGGTTTTAACGGAGTACCGGATAGACTGATTCTTTTGCCTGGAGGAATAATCGCATTTGCTGAAATCAAAGCGAGTGGATCAAAACCTCGACCTTTACAGGAACGAAGGCATGAAATGCTTCGACAATTAGGGTTTAAGGTTTATGTTATCGGCGATGAGAGTCAGATTGGAGGGATGCTGGATGAGATACGAGCCACATGAGTATCAGGAATATGCCACCAATTTCATCCTAAACCATCCAATCGCGGCAATTCTGCTGGAAATGGGTCTTGGCAAGAGTGTTATTACTTTAACGGCCATCTTCGACCTGACATTGGACAGTTTCTTGATTCGCAAGGTATTAGTTATTGCCCCACTTCGAGTTGCACGAGATACATGGCCTGCCGAAATCGAAAAATGGGATCACCTGAATGGACTTACCTATTCAGTCGCCATAGGTAATGAAGCCCAGCGGAAAGCTGCCCTTCTGCAGAGAGCGCAGGTATACCTTATAAACCGGGAAAACGTAGACTGGCTCATCAACGATAGTGGCATACCATTCGATTATGACATGGTGGTTATCGATGAGCTGTCATCATTTAAATCTCATACTTCAAAGCGGTTTAGGGCACTTCGAAAAGTGCGGCCAAATGTAAAAAGGATCGTTGGTTTAACGGGAACACCCTCAAGCAATGGATTGATGGACTTATGGGCGGAAATCGGTATCCTTGATATGGGCCAGCGGCTCGGAAGGTATATATCCCATTTCCGAAATGCCTATTTTGTACCGGATAAACGAAATCAGCAGATCATATTTACCTATAAGCCGAAGCCCGGCGCGGAGGAAGCCATATATCGGCTTATTTCTGACATTACTATCAGCATGAAAAACACTGACTATCTGCAGCTACCTGATCTAGTGATAAATGAAATTCCCGTCTTTTTATCAGAGGATGAACGACAGCATTATGAAATCATGAAGTCAGAGATGGTGCTTTCACTTAAAGGCAAGGAAATCGATGCAGTGAACGCTGCAGCATTAAGCAATAAATTACTTCAAATGGCCAATGGTGCGGTCTATGATGGGAACGGCGGAGTTGTTCGCATTCACGATCGTAAGCTGGATGCTTTGGAGGATATTATCGAAGCAGCAAATGGGAAACCGGTGCTTATAGCCTACTGGTATAAACACGACCTCGAGCGGATAATGGAGCGCTTTCCTGCTATCCAATTGGATAACGCCGAATCCATAAAACGGTGGAATGACGGTGAAATCCCGGTGGCCGTTATCCATCCCGCATCCGCCGGACATGGACTAAACCTGCAGGCTGGCGGCTCCTGCCTTGTGTGGTTCGGACTGACATGGTCACTGGAATTATACCAACAGACGAATGCCCGCCTTTGGCGGCAAGGTCAAAAGGATACGGTGATAATTCATCACATCGTCGCGAAGGACACAATTGACGAACAAGTTATGAAAGCTCTCAAGCGAAAAGATAAAACCCAGACCGCTCTTATCGATGCGGTCAAAGCAAACCTAAAGGAGGCGGTCATATGATTGCGCTAAAGTATATAAACAAGAATGCGGCGACTGTAGCCGCCATCCGGGACTATAACAATATGAGGTTTATTATCAATAACACCCCGCAGGAGATTAAGGATGTATATGAGAAAATGGCTTCTCCCAGAACGCCCAAGCTTTCCGGGCTGCCGTCTGCAAGAAATCCGCAGGCAGGTACCGACAAGTTGGTTGCACAGCTTGATAAGCTGGACATACTGCGAGAACGATACAGTCAAGCACTGGAATACATGTCTTGGTTTGAACCGGCCTGGTCAAGCCTTACAGATACCGAGCAGCATATACTTGCCGAGTTTTATATGGGTACCGATCAGAAGTCCGGTGCTACTTACCGGCTTATGAATGAATTAAACTATAGCGAAAGCCACATCGAGCGCTTACGGTCAGGAGCACTGAACCATCTGCGTAGCATGTTGTTCGGATAAATATGAGGGAATTACGAGGGAATGTTTGCTTTCCTGTATGGTATAGTTATACCATCGATTATTGTGTAGAGAGCCTTCGAGGGGAAACCCACGAGGGCTTTTCTTTTATCCAAGCGAGGTGATCCAATTGCCCTACAAACCCAAGCGTCCTTGTTCTCATCCCGGCTGCCCCAAGCTGACGGATGGTAGGTTCTGTGATGAACATGCCAAGCAGGAAGCCAGGCGATACGAACGCTATGATCGCGACCCTGCTGTGAGGAAACGGTACAATCGGACATGGAAGCGCATCCGAGATAGATACATAGCAGAGCATCCTCTCTGTGAGCGTTGTGAGAAGCAAGGTCGGATTACCCCTGCTGAGGAAGTACACCACATCAAGCCATTATCCTGTGGTGGAACAAATGAAACGAGTAACCTTATGTCTTTGTGTACTTCCTGTCACTCTGAGATCACTGCACGAGAAGGTGGAAGATGGAAAAGGCCAGGGAGTTATCCCCAGCCTTAATGCGATGAAGCCTATTCTGAGTAATAGAGGGAACGTAGATAAGTACTTAGCCGGTCAGCTTCGGTTTTTGTGATATCGGCAGGTATCTTGAAATTAACATTAAAATCTGGTCGAAGCGGGTAACTGACGTCAATAGTAGCTGTTACTGGTATCGGATTGCCTGTTGCAAGGGCTATTATCTCGGTGGCATGTTTTGATAGGTCTGCGGTGGTGCGATGTACCTTAAGCGAAGAACGTAGTTCTTTTGAGAGAGATTCTCTAGAGGTATCTGCGAGCCATCTGACCCGACGCTGGTGAGGATACCCATCGGTGACAGCAGAAGCATCGAAGATGTAGCCACTTGTTACTTCGGCAAAGTAAATGTCGTCACCATTTGGAACAAGGACAATGTCACCCGTGTTGATTCGATTTACAAAGATGTCAATGGTAGCGTAGGCATTCCCTAGCTCTAGTCCAGTATAGTTGTTCGGAGGAGCAGCAAGCAGAGTTTTAATGCTTTCGCGCGATTGCCCGGTAAGGTTTCCAATATCGGGCCAGCCTATTGCAATGATGTTACGGCTGCGGAACTCTTGAAGCCTGTTAGTGCCGTGAGGGACGGGACGGATCAACCATGTATTCATTGTTACTCCTTTCTGTCGGCATATCCGACGATAAAATAAAAAATTTAGATATGAAGTTGTTATCTTCTAGTTATCTATTATATCAAAACACTTCGGTTTGTCAATATAGAAATCAAGAAGATATCAAGTAGATTTATGGTTTGGTGAGGGGCGGTCGAAATCTCTGTGACTCTTTTATTGAGCAACGGGCGTGGGGCTTCGTGCAAAAAGTCGCAGTTTCAAACGGGGTAATACCCCCTTAATAAGAAAAGAGGTGAGTTAATGGCCAAAGATGGTACAAATCGAGGTGGTGCCCGTATTGGATCTGGCCAGAAAAAGAAAGCACTTATAGATAAAATTGCTGAGGGAAATCCCGGAAAAAGAAAACTGGAAGTTATTGAATTTAAAAATACCGCAGAACTTCAAGGGCAGGAGATGCCACAGCCAAGGGCTATGCTTTCAGCAGTACAAAAGGATGGTAAAACCTTAGTAGCTAGCGAAATTTATGAGCTTACGTGGAAATGGCTTGAGGAGCGAGGGTGTGCACATCTAGTTCTACCACAGCTATTAGAAAGATATGCCATGAGTGCTGCTAGGTGGATACAGTGTGAGGAAGCAATAAGTGAGTTTGGTTTTCTTGCTAAGCATCCAACTACTGGCAACGCTATCCAAAGTCCATACGTTTCCATGAGCCATAATTTTATGAGTCAAACCAACAGACTCTGGATGGAAATATATCAGATTGTTCGTGAAAACTGTGCGACAGAGTATTCCGGTACAAATCCACAGGATGATGTGATGGAACGACTGTTGACTGCCCGTAGAGGTAAATAATAATAAGGAGATGTGAGATGAGTAAGAGATATTTAACAGCAGAAAGTGTATGTGCAGGACATCCTGATAAACTGTGCGATATTATTGCTGATAATATTTTGGATGAATGCCTTAGAAGAGATAAAGCGTCACGCGTAGCGTGTGAGGTTATGGCTACTAAAGGGAAAATTATCGTGGCGGGCGAGATCTCCTGCAGCGAGAAAATTGATATCAGAAGCATTGTTAAGAATGTGCTAAAAGAACTAGGTTATAACCCTTTGAAATTTTTAATTTATGTATATGTACACAATCAGAGTTCTGATATTGCAGCTGGTGTGAATACTGCACTAGAAGCACGAAATGGTATAAACGAACAATATGGTTCCATCGGCGCTGGTGATCAAGGTACTATGTATGGTTATGCCACAAAAGAAACCAGAGAAATGCTTCCCCTTCCCCTTGTCTTATCTCATCGAATTGTAAAGAGACTAGATGAGGCAAGGAAAGGTAAACTTATTAAAGGTATCCTTCCCGATGGAAAAGCACAGGTGACCATTGAGTATAATGATGATGTTCCAGTGAGAGTTAAGACCATTGTAGTGTCAGTTCAGCATGAAAAGAATAAAACTCAGGAAGAGTTAAAATCAGATATTCTAAATAATGTGTTATGGCAGTGTTTTGAGGATTTCCCTTTTGATGATGAAACAGAAATTCTTATTAATCCATCTGGACAGTTTGTATTAGGAGGACCTGCTGCAGATACAGGTTTAACTGGAAGAAAGATCATGGTGGATACTTATGGTGGACTTGCATCACATGGTGGCGGAGCACTTTGTGGGAAAGATCCGACCAAAGTTGACCGAAGCGGAGCTTACATGGCTAGGTATATTGCTAAACATATTGTGTGGTGTGATTTGGCAGAGAAATGTGAAGTGGCTATTTCCTATGCCATTGGCAAGGCAAATCCTGTAGCTTTTTCTATAAATACTTTTGGAACAGGAACAGTTTCTGATGAAGTTCTAACCATTGCTGCTCAAGAAGTATTTAATTTGAGGCCTGCAGCAATTATAGAAAAGTTGCGACTTAGAAACATTCATTACTCTGATACAGCAGTCTATGGTCACTTTAACAGTTGCCTCTTCCCTTGGGAGGATGTTAATAAATATAGCGAACTAAAAGAGGCGGTGGAAAAATATGCAGATTGAGAAAATTAAGACGAAACTGCTGATCCCTGCTGATTATAATCCTAGAAAGGACTTAAAGCCAGGAGATCCAGAATATGAGAAACTTAAACGCTCTCTTGAGGAGTTTGGATATGTCGAACCGGTTATTTGGAATAAGACCACAGGCAGAGTAGTTGGTGGCCATCAGCGGTTGAAAATCCTACTGAACATGGGTATGGAAGAAGTGGATTGCGTAGTTGTTGAGATGAATGAGGAAAAGGAAAAAGCCCTCAATATTGCATTGAACAAAATAAATGGAGATTGGGATAGGGAGAAACTAGCACTTCTCATTACAGACTTAAATGCTGCAGACTTTGATGTATCGCTGACAGGCTTTGACCCCGGAGAACTAGATGATCTTTTCAAGGATACGTTGAAAGACAAAATAAGAGAAGATGATTTCGATGTGGACAGCGAGCTGAGTAAGCCCGCTGTTTCGCGTTTAGGAGATGTATGGATACTTGGTAAGCACAGACTGGTATGTGGAGACAGCACAAAAAAAGAAACATATAACATTTTAATGGAAGGAAAGGTCGCCAATCTGGTGGTAACTGATCCCCCATACAATGTCAACTATGAAGGAACCGCTGGGAAAATCAAAAATGATAATATGGCCAATGACGCATTTTATCAATTTTTATTAGATGCCTTTAAGAATATCGAATCGGTATTGGCATCAGATGGAAGTATATATGTTTTCCATGCTGATACAGAAGGACTTAATTTTAGAAAAGCCTTTGTTGACGCAGGCTTTTATCTTTCCGGTACTTGTATTTGGAAGAAACAGTCATTGGTTCTTGGAAGATCCCCTTATCAGTGGCAGCATGAACCGGTGCTATTCGGTTGGAAAAAGAAGGGGAAGCATCTCTGGTATTCAGACCGTAAGCAATCAACCATTTGGGAATTTGATAAGCCGAAAAAGAATGCAGATCATCCGACTATGAAGCCCATTGCTTTAATTGCCTACCCCATTATGAATTCTAGCCTTACTAATAGTATCGTACTTGATCCTTTTGGAGGTTCTGGCTCGTCGCTGATTGCCTGTGAACAGACCGATAGAATTTGCTATACCATCGAGCTGGATGAAAAGTACTGTGATGTTATTGTGAAGCGTTACATTGAGCAGGTTGGAACAGATAAAGATGTCTATGTTATTCGTGAAAAAGAGAAGATTCCATTTAACGTGGCATCCACATCCACTGATGAATTAGATTGATAGAGCAAGTTTTAAATGCATTTTTGCACAGAAATAACTTGCTATTGTGTAGCGTTAGAGTGATATATGGTACTACCAAATAAGAAAGGTGGTATGTAGGATGAAAATTGAATTTAATCGTACTGGTGGTGAGAGAAAGGCCCTCGTTACTGCGATTGGAGAAGTACTAGGTGAAAAGCCTGAATACAAAGGCGCACCAACATTTATTTATCAAATAGGCAGATTTGAAGTGGATAAGGAAGGTGCTCTTATTTTTGATGAGGGTGTTGTGGGCGAAAAAGCGGTCAAACTGCTTGATGAACTTAATAGTCGAGGATTTACTTATGTGAAACCAGAAGGCCTGGAACAGGGGTTTACAGATAATACAGATTTGTTGGTAATTGAAATACCTAAGGAAAACTTCACCGACATTGCCTTAAGTAACTTGGAAAAGATTCTGGAAAGCAAAGGAGATCTCATTAAAAAAGCCCTTGGAGTAGAGGAATTACCTATTGAGCAAACAGAGGAAACTCTACGATTCCCTTGGTTTTCCTTTGATGAAGATGCTGAGAAAGTTAAAGCTTACACGCATTTCATTACAGCCCTTTGTGATATGGCAAAAAAACAGAAGAGAATCACTGCCACAGCTAAGGAAGTGGATAATGAAAAGTATGCCTTTCGTTGTTTTCTGTTAAGGTTAGGATTTATCGGTGAAGAATACAAGGCCGCAAGAAAGATACTCCTTTCCAAACTGAACGGAAGTTCTGCATTTAAAAGTGTAGTTGCTAAGCAGCCTAGCGGTAACATGTCAAGAGAGTAAAGATAAGGAATTGGAAAAAAAGCATAATCAGTCACCAATATCGCTTAAAAAAGGGTACACCAAAAGAACCTCATGCCAAATAGAGTTATTTTACAATATTTGAGAGGTATCTGAAACAGCGATAAGTTAGCGGACGTTATCCTCTCCCTTCCGGTGGAGTGTACAGCTGTTTGGTCTTTAGTAGCATAAAGACCAACCGTACCAATTTGCGGGCGGTTAAGACGAGAGCACGTTTGTGCTGATGCTTGATTGCTTGCGCATATTTACCCTGGTAGAAGGCTTTGTATTCGCTATCGTGATGTCGAATCAGATTGGCTGCTTGTATCAAATAGTAACGAAGATACTTGTTGCCAGTACGCACTCGGTATGTTTCCTGACTTTCAAACTCGCCTGACTGATACTGAGACCAGACCAATCCAGCATATTTGGCAAGGGCGTTATGGTTGTCAAAACGGGTGATGTCACCAAGCTCAGCGATAATACCAGCTGCAAAAACAGGACCAATGCCCTTTACGGTAGTCAATGTCTGCGGAATAGACTTCATGACTTTAGCAATCTCTTTATCGAGTTTGGCCACTTCTTTTTCCATCGTCTGAATGACGCTGAGCATTACTGACAACGAGATATTCACAGGATCAGCCAAAGCTTTATCTAAACGATATGAAGACCGAGCGAGCTTTTGTAAGTATGCCGCCAACTCCTCAGGATTGTCAAAACGGTTTTTCCCTTTATCCTTTAAAAAATCAACTAACTCTTCAATGGACATGGCAGCAATCTGCTCAGGCTCTAGTTCTTGTAACACGGCTAAACACGTTGCGCCAAACAGATTGGAAAAGGGATTATCTTGACGTAGACCACTGAATTTGAGAAATACCTGGTTGAGAAAATACGTTTTATCTCTAGCAATATTTTGCATGAGATGAAACCGAGTCCGAGTCAATCGCTGCAAGGCCTCATATTGAACGCAAGTCGTCAATGCGTGAGGGAGACGGCCAAACCGGAGTTGGTCAGCAATTACCCAGGCGTCGAGCCGATCGTTTTTTGGTAGAGTATCATACCCTTTCTTAAAACGAGCAACCTTTCTTGCATTAAGGACAAAGACCTGAGCCTGAAAATCAGATTGCTGATGAAGCTGGGCATTCAAAAAGTGAGCTAAATGCCAACCGAGATTCGAAGTTGCTTCCATTCCAACCCGGACAAGAGCACATTGAAGCTTGCGAGCTGAGGTTACCATACGGGTCAGTAGCGTTTGGGCACCATCTACATTATTGGGGATGGCAAAGGAAGCAAGAGCATCTCCGGAATCATTCATGAACTGTACCGAATGAGAGCGGAGGCTCACGTCAATTCCCACCATAAGATTAGCCATATCCACACCTCCCTTCAGAAAAAGTAATCAGCTACTTCTCAGACCTGGGTGCCCATGGGAACCATCTAAATCAGCCTCGTCATCAGAACTCATGCACAGGGAACAGACAGCGTGGGTGCTACCCCCAATTCCCAGGCCGGTGCAACTAGCGGTTAGATAATTGATGATGGACCACGGGTAGCAGGCTTTTTACAGCAGTGTCCGAACGGACCCGCAAGGAGGAACAGAAATCTCCCGAAAAGTACCTGTCAGTCCCATTGTCCCATGAGCAAATCTGAGATTCAAGATAGGTAGATTGAAAAAGGGCAATAAAAAACCAGCCGAGCCTCTAGGGAGCGAAGTGCTCTGGACGGCCGGTTTGAATCCTTCAACAGGATCCGCTACACGAGTTGAGCCATTGCTCCAGAGGCATGTAAAGTGCCACTAAAGATCGTGTGCTGAATCTGAAAGGATGCAATATGAAGTTATCAAAACTAACTGTTCATTCTGGAGAATGTCTTCAATCAAATCGGAAAAGCATTTGCACAACCTTGTAATCGCGCGCTTACAGGCTTAATGTGATAACTTGATTCCGGATGTGAATTCTTTCGCCAGAATGAGAACCGGTTCAACAGTTACAGATAGCTTTTCCTAACTGGAAATTCGGCTATCTAATGAGCTTAATACTATTATACGAGGAGGAGGTAGATGGAATTTGAAAACCATTAACCCTAATGTCTTAGAACAACTCAGAAGTATCTATAGCCTGGAACACGAGTGGTTTTAGTAAAGATGAATGATCCCTATACCAAACTGGAACCTGGGACAAGAGGAACTGTCATTAGTGTAGATGATATTGGAACCATCCATGTGAATTGGGACTCTGGAAGCTCATTAGGTATTGTATATGGCGAGGATTCCTGCAGAAGGATTGAAGAATAAAGCACACGTTTTATCCTGAAAAAGTAAAGAAAAACTGTGTAAATTATGCTCCTTATATCGAATAATTGTCTTGCTATATAAGCCTTTTAGAGTGATATATGTACATGCCGAAAGGGCAAACACACTTTAAAAGGAGCGAGATACGATGTTAAGTGCAAAATTCGGGATTGAGCTTGAATTTACCGGGATTACAAGGGAAAGGGCGGCTAAAGTAGCTGCAGAGTTTTTGCAAGGCATTTACAGTGAAGGCGGGACATACTACGACACCAAGAAGGTAAAAACTCCAGATGGTCGAGTGTGGAAGTTTATGTACGATGGGAGCATCAATTGCCAAAGAAAAGAATGTAGAAGAAAAGTAGCTGCAGGTAGAGATTATAGTGTTGAGCTGGTTAGCCCAATCCTAACCTACCGGGAGGACATTGAAACTTTGCAGGAGCTAGTAAGAAAGCTTCGCAAAGCTGGAGCCTTTACAAATACATCATGCGGAAT